CCACCACCCGAACCGTCAATTACAACGAAAGAAATTGGAAAAACGGTGAATGCATCAAATGTTGTTGCATTTGATATTGTCACATTTTCAATATTTGCAATATTCGGTCTTAGTCCGTGTAATGTTTGGACGGACATATTTGAAACATTTATTAATCTTGAAACTGATGTGTCTAAAAGATTAATTGAGGCTTTTGCTTCTGTGCCAAAAGCTGTGTTAGCAAAACCACCTTTGAAGTCAATGATTGATGAATTGAGATTTATTACGGGATCTCTAAATCCAAATCCACTTTTTTCAACAATGATATCTGTGATACCACCTTTTGTTACCACTCCAACATGTGCAACCGCACCAACTGGAGTATTTGCAACAGGATTTAAACCACCAACAATACTAACTGGATCTCCAATATATGAAGGAATTACGTCCGGATCGTATGCATTATAAAAAAGACCTCTATTTAGTGGATTAATTTTTATCTCTGATAGTGCGCCAATCAAGCGCCCACTAACAGTAACATTTAGACCAGTATCTACATCAACATATGTTGATGTTATTCTCTCGCCAGTGGCGAACAATCTTTTAACATTTGAAACATAAATTTCCGTATATGTAATACCAAGTTGACGGTCAACAGATTGAATTACTTTTTCAACAAGTGCTGTAGCTTTTGATGTTTCGCCGGTAATTAAAGTTTTTGCGATGTTAAAAATATTGTTATCATCAGTATCAATTCTAAGTGCTAAAGGCAATACCCACTTACCATCCGATGCTTTTAGAATATCTTCTTTTGGATAGTAGATATCAATATTTTCATTATACAATGCTCTAAAAAGAAACTTAACTGACTCTTGTGTTCCGCTGGATCTATAAAATTGAGTGACTAGTTTTAAAAATAGTCTTTTGTCGGTTACAATATCTTGAGGAAAATAAGGAGCTAAATCTTTTTTTAATTGTTCAATGTAATAGTCATCGGAACTATCAATATCATTTGCATTGCGTAATGCATCAATTTCATAGGAAACGCTATCTGTAGTTTCCAGCCATTCATAGTATTTCTCTAAGAATGTGACAAATTTTGGATAGTCACTTCTTACGAAATCTGGTAACTGTGAAGATACCAGGTTTGATGTGCGAACGTTTTCCATTAAATTGTAGTAGTTTTAACAACAACGCTAGTAGGATCATCTGCATCCAGAACAAGCATTTTATTTAATTTAGATTGAATGATACTAATCTTTGGTTTAATGTGTACCATGATATCGCCGAAGTCATTGTTAACCGCCGTTGGATTAAAATTACTTATTGTTATTTTACCTAATGTGTAATCAATAATACCAGTTACACCATTGTTTTTTGTTTTGTTTAAAATTACTTTAGTACTTTGGCTGCTAATTTCATCAGGTTTAAAGTATGAAATTCTGATTTGTCCATAACGACCTTCAAGCACAGCCAATCCAGCACCTAAAGATCCACCACCGCCAGTGATTTGAACGGCGGCTGTAGTGTATCCAATACCCGGATTCGTAACTGTAATTTTGTTTATTTTTCCATTCACTATTTCAGCGACTGCTATTGCGCCTTCTCCGTCTCCAACAATTGTGACCTTTGGAGTTGATGTGTAGTTGAAGCCTGGATTACTCACAGTCACAGATTCTAATCCAGAAAAAGATGATGGAACTTCTTCAAAGAAACACTGGCGAGAAACACCAATCTCATCTGTCATGGTAAAATCGGGAGTTGAATAAAAATTGTCGTTTGTTGTTCCTCTACTCAATTCAAAACCAAAATCCAAAATATAACTATCCGTATTAATCAAATCTGGTCTGAATTTTTTAGCAACAAACAAACTTATTTCATTAGATATAATTGACCTATCAAAATTATCAATCGCAGTTTCAAGGCCCGAAAATCTAAAATAAGTATTGAATTGGTTCAAATTCGTAGAAGTATAATTTTTAATTAAAGTTGTTATTGCACTTTTCAATTCAGAATCGTTTAATGACAATTTTGATTTATTATAAAAAACGTTTGCTTCAACTTTTAGATAATTGTAGTCAATATCAACAATTTCTGGTGTAATTGTCAACATACTGATTGGCTTCAATATGGTATTTTTTACAAAATCTTTTTCAGTATCCGATACTTCAAAACCTAATTTTGGTTTTGCTGACACAAAAACTTTACCATAAACTGGTGGATCATTTTCTTCTCCACCCCATACGTTGACTGCTTCAAAAGCTGGATAGTTTTGTTGAATTAACTTGATGTAATCATTCTTAGTCACAGCACGATTCTGTGATAGTAGAGCAAGAGGTGCGGCAAATTTAATTGAATCTACTGATTCTCTGGTGACACCACCAGCAGCCGCAGAAATTGAATTTACGGAAATTAAACTAAATCCACCAACTGTTGTGGAAGAAACAAAACTATTTGCTTTGTTTGATGCATCTGCACTGGTAATTAAATATTCTAGAGTGATTACACCACCATCCGGTATCTTTTTACCTAAAGTGTCATCACCAAAGTAAACTTCGTATTGTCCGTTTTTACCTTCTTGTAGGTAATAAACTTCGGATGTTGAATTTACAGTAAGTGCATTCGTAGACAAATCATAAACAACTGTTTCGGTATTTGAAGATGATTGCTTTACTGAAACTTTTAATGTTGTCGTATCAATGTTCGCATCTGGTATTGTAAATAGTTGTTTTGGATTAGAGAATAAACTATTGTTGTAAGAGTATGAAACTAGTTGTCCCTGATAGATTGGCACGTTTGTGAAAACAAAATTGTTTGCTGTTTTGGAAACTGTTGTAGATTCTACGGTAACAAACTTGTATGATACACCATCTAATTGTGAAGACGAAAATGCATAACCTCTAGGCAGAGTTAATGAACCTGGAGTAGAATTTGTAGTTTGAATTGTTACATTAACAATTGCTCTTGGCGCTCTAGCTGAACGTGGTGTATATCCAACTCGTTTTGCATGTGAAACAACTGAGTTTCTAAGAGAAGCACTATCTAAGAATGCTTCGTTGGCAATCATATTTAAGTAATATGCATTGTAGTGAGTATTGTATGCTAGAATGTCCAATAGAACACTTAAGCCAGAACCTTCAAAATCATAATCTTGAAATTCGGTTTGTTGTCTTAGGAAATTTCTAAGATTAGTTTTGATAGAATCAAAATCTAATTCGGTTACATTTAAACGGTCCGCCATCTTATCTGTCTCGTTGTAAGAAGAAGTTTATTGTTATTGGGTCTGTTCTATTGACTATCAAAAATGTCATACCGATACTGTAAGAATTGTTTTCATAATTTGGCGAAACAGCAACGCTTTTTACGATAACTCTTGGCTCATAATTTTCCAATGTTTGAACAATCTCACGCTTCAAAGCGGAAGATGTAATGGAATCCATGTTTTCAAATAACAAGTTGCGTACACCGGAGCCCAACTGAGGCTGAAAAGGTCTTTCGTACCGAGAAGTTGAAATCAAATTCTTAACCGAATTGATTACCGCCATCTCGTCAACGTGCTTATTCACATCCTTCTTTATAGGATGGGCTGTGAAAGACAAGTCCAAGTCTTTGTATTTTCTAGTTGTTGCGCTTACTACTGTGGCCATGTTCTATTTATTACGTATTGGCTAAGGTATTTGAGATATAGCGATCCGTGCCGATTAAATTATTCACAAGGTAACTTTGAGTATTTCCTAGTCTTCCTAAAGAATCCACTTTGAAATAGTCATTTACAATACTAACGCCATTCCTATAGAAATCCCAATCATGTTCTCTCCGCACTCTAAGCATGGTATTGGCTGTTGCAAAATGAGACATTATGGTATTAGCATTAGCGGCAGTTATATTAGAATAATAAAAAGTGTTTGATGGAGGATCTCCACCTCCAACAACGACAACTTGTCGTATAGTCGCATTTAATGCTTGCAAGTCGGATGTAATTATAGTCAAGTTTGATGCAAGTTCATCACCAATGAAAAGACTTGTCATACTGCCTAATAACGGAGAAGCATTCTGGACGCCATCAGTTACATTCACCAATTGTAATAGTTGTTGCCCCAAACCCACAGATTTTTTATAATCTGGATAGTCAATGATTGAAGCACCATCGCCAGTAACTGTTTGTGTGCTATCATTTACACCAGCAACATTACTTGTATGTGTCTTATATTTTGCCAACTCCAATTCTAAAGTTCCAATAGTCTGATATGCAAAAACTAAATTTAATGTGGGTGCGCTATCAAATGATACAACATTCGCAAACACAACATTAAATGTATTTACTGTGGATATAATCGTGTTTGTTACATTTATTACTGGATTCTTGAAGTAGTTTGTATTTTGAATATTTCCATTGGCAAGGTCATTTTTCTGCCAAGTTTTAATTTCAAGTGGTGATGTGTTTAAGTAATTCTTTGTTTCAGTTGTTAAATAAAAAGCATCTCCATACTTTGTATCATCAAAGTTATATGTTAATCTTCCAAAAACGCTAGGCATTCAAATCTCCATAATTAAAGTAAAGTCATTGGTGTAATAGGAGGACTTGTTGGAAATCCTTTATTACCAATATGATTATGTGCATTGTGTTGCATTCTAATTCCTAGCATAGTTCCAGCAACATCTTTTACTGAGAATCCATTTATGAAAGGAGCATTTACACTAATACCAGCATAGACGCTTTGGCCGATATAAGCTGATCCAGCAGGAACAACAACTTGCAATGGGATTGCAACAGGTAAACCAATAGCAAGACCACCAAGTTCGGAAACAAATCCTAAAGGACCAGCATTAACTTGTGTACCAGCATTAACTTTTGTTGTTGCTGTTACCATGTCTGCTTGAATTGAACCTGCTACAGCCAAGTCTCCTTGTATGTATGTGTGGTCACCTGTTGAAAGTTTCAAACTTCCCGTTGTTGGATCTCCACATCCAATAGTCATATCGCCATCAGAAAGAATCTTTGTTTTCTTTTTAAAATTTTGAGTAACATTACCACGAACTTCTTGAACTAAATCGCCATCAATTCTTTCATATTTGTTACCCTTAACATGCACAATAGAATCACCCTCTATTGTAACATTACACACGCCTTTAATCAATACTCTATTTTTACCCAAAACAATCTCGTAGTTGTCTCGTTGTATTTTTGTGGTCATGTCGCCGTTGGAATGCATTTCTAAGAATGAACCAACGCCGTTATTTTTTGCACCACCGTGTTGTAGACGAATTCTTTCCCGACCGAGTGTATCGTCCATTTCAAATAGATGACCAGATTCGGTCATCATAACTTTGTTATGTGGATAAGTTGGTGGATTTTCAATGCTGGCCTCAGACTCCCTTTCGGTCCAAGATTCATCATCGGCTGGTTTGTTTAACTCATCAGGATTTGCTAATGTATCTGCCATGCTTATGCCATTTTAAAATTTGATCTGGAACTTGAAACAGATGTTACTGTATTTGATGATGTGTCCGATGCCGCGGTAGTTGAAATATATGATGTTATTAAATCACCGGCTTTAGTAACATCAGCCGCGGAAGTTGGTGAAGTAAGTGCAGTTACAATGGCGGCGGGTGCGGCTACAACTTGAATTCCTGCTTGAACCGTTGATTTAGCTGTATCTACAATTTCGCCGAATACTCCCATTGCTTCCGATATTCCAGATTCAGTATTATCACCAACACCACCAGAAACTGAAAATAAATCTGCTATTCCTGTCTTTAAAGATGCGTATAATTCAGCCAGACAATCTTTAAGAAAAGCTAATAATTTTTGAGGTAATGTTAATAGCCAATCAATCATAGCACGAACTTTTCTTGCGAAATCTACAATTACTTTTGTCCAATCACGTATTTCTTCTATGATAGATTGTATGAATTTTAAATCTCTTAGTAGTTGTTTTGCAATTTCAATAAATCTTCCGGTAACACCATCAGGCGAAAAACCTAATGCTTTTATAATTGCTCTCACAGCTTCTCTTATTGCTTGTACCAATTGAGAAAATTTAAGTCTTGCTAGAGCCGCAGCCATTTTCATTTCTTCTCTAATATCACAAACGTGCGCTCGTTTCTCGTTTGCTACGCCAACTGGAGTTCCCTCAACTACGCCTCTTGC